AGAAAGTTACACTCTAAAAACTACAAAAATTTTAAGATTCTATTTTTCTTTTAAAACCTCTTTGGACACCATATTTTCCAAACCTTGCAGCTTGTTTTATTTTTTCCCATTTATAAAGGCTGGATAGAATTTTATTAAGCTCAATACTATCACTTTTTTTCATGCTTCTAATGTCCATTTTTAAGGCTTCCTCCCATATTTCAGCGACGCAAACCCTGTCTCTTAAAATAAGATCAGTTTCTTTATACCGTTCTTTGCTAGTTTCATATTCATCTAAATAAGTTCTTTTCCCAAATAAGTCCATAGTATTCCAGTTTTTAGGTATTTTCTTATCTAAGTAATCTAATATAATACCCTTATAAACATTATCTTCTAAATGTGCTTCCTGTTCTTTTACAGCCAATTCTAAGGCTTCTTTTGATAAAACTAAACTGTAAAATTCATTCTTTGCAAGTTCACAAGCCTCGGCCCATATTTGCTCTAATTCATCTTTTAAATCATTAAATATAGATTTCTTAGGCTTATATATAAAACAATCTATTGGCCAGAATCTTCTGTTTCCAGTTTCATCTCTTAAAAAGTTAGTATCATTTGCTGTTCCAAAGAATGCACATCTCCTTGGATATTTTTGGGCTCTACGGCCGTATGAAGCCCGAAAGATGTCATCTGTTCTACTTAAAAAGTTTTTTACCAGGTTCAACTCTGATTTTCTTAATGAACTAAGTTCACCCATTTCAAGTATCCAACTACCTTGTATTAACTCACAGGCATCTTTACCCTCTACATTTACCAAACTGTCATTGTACCAATCCATACCTAATATTTTTAAAAATGTACTCTTACCTACTCCTTGTGGTCCAATTAAAATAGGCATATTATCCCATTTAATTCCTCCATAAATAGCCCTTCTCACTGCCGCAACTAATGACTTTGCAGATATTTCTCTTGTATAAACATTATCCTCACAACCCAGGTAATCTATGAATAAAGTTTCTAACCTTTTTTCTCCATCCCATTGAGTTGATTGGAGTCTTGTTGCTACTTTATTTTCTGCATTTTCTTCTGCAATTAGATTAACTCCATCTATAATCTTATTTGTAGAAGTGATTCCATAAAAACTTTCTAAATACCATCTAAGTCCAGCATCATCTGTATCATTCCAAATTCTGTCAGGAGTTTCAAATTTCTTGTCCCAAGGTACTCCATCTCTTACTAATATCCTAGAAGAAAAGATGTCCTTAAAAATTTTAAACTTTAATTCTTTATCATTTCTTAGAATTAAAATTATGTTGGCCAGAGTGCTAAGTGCTTTCATACCATCTGCACTGTACTGGATATTATCTTTCCAGTTGTCATCATCTTCAACTATTTCACCTTCCAGAACTTCTTCATTCTTATCAGCTACTATTGAAAATTCTGCAATAGCTTTTTGTTGTCTTTCTTTTAATAAGTCTTTTCTAACATCTGTCTTTGTCATTACCCATTCTTTCATAGCAAGCCAAGAAGGTAGTTTAGCAACAGGAGTATTAACTTCTGCTTGTATATCCAAATGTCCAAATTTATGCAATCTTACTAAGTCAAAAGCATTCACTAATTTTTGGCTACAAGGATCAGTAGCATGGTGAGAATATAAGAAAAGTCCATCCTGATATACAATAGCCCCAGCAGTAGTACTTCCACCTATAAAAGTTAATCTGTCAGCTACATCGCAAGGTTCATATACTCCTGGTAAAAATTTATCTATGGCTTGATAGATGTTAAACCTTCTGCAAAATGCTCCTACCATTCCTTCTTTTTCTAAAGGGTTTTCTTGCTTCTTCAACATATTCTGGTGGAGTTTTTGTGCATCTGGAACTTCTGGCCAGCTTGTCACATCTTTCCAATCCGCATACATATTAAGTATGGCCGCACCATCTAACATAGGTTTATCGGCATAAGTAAAGACATAATCACTATCAATAGAATGGCTTGGCCAATACATCAACCTAACTGCTTGAAAGGTAGTAGGGTCACAATATCGTAACCCTATAAACTCTGCTACCTTTCTTGCAATAGGCTCATATTCTTCTGCACTAACATCTTCGGCTAATGGAAATATAACCCTTATTCTTGGCTTAGTAGTTTGGTGCTTACGAGTGCTATACACTACATATGCACAACCTAAACTATTAAGAGTTTTTATAATCTTAGTGTCATCTTCATAAGCTAGGTTGTCTAAGTCAAGAGTTATTAAACTTCTACTTTCAACTGCTTCACTTCTTCTTAGATTCCCTTTTAACTTTCCTCCAACAAAGCCTCCGACATCTTTTATATCATCTTGCTTAGACTTAGAATAAGATAAGAACTCGTCTAATGTTTCAGCTGTTACTTTTGGTTTTCCTAATCTATCCACAAATTCAGACCAGGTAATTTCAGTCGTTACCCATTGCTTGGATAATCTGTTATTTGCTTCTGATATTATTAATTTTCTTGAGTTCTCCATCTGTTATCTCCTTTTATTCTTCAAGCAATTTATCTATTAAAGCTAATGCTGTCTTATAGTTATTATCATAGAACTGATTAAAAACTTCATTTAAGATTAAAGCTCTCTTTGCTTTCATATCTTGTGTTATTCCACCTATAATATTAAGCCAATCTGTGCCGCATTCTTTTGATATTACTTCTTTACTATTAAAAGCTAATTCTACTACTGATTCTTGTTCTTCTGCTAACCAATTTAAGTATTTTCTAGCTTTTTCATAATCCTCTTTACCATTTTTTTTCTCTGCCCTAATTAAGTATTTAATAACATTTCCCTCTAAAAAGAAAGAAGTGCCTAAACCGAGTCTAGCTCTAATAATATCTATACTTTCAAAATCACATCCAGGTATTTTGTAATGGCTTGGACTATTTACATTATCCACTTTCTTTTCCAAAGCTCCCATTAACTTATCTACCTTTTTTTTTGTATTTTCTTCTCCAATAATATCTATTACTTTTTTTAACATTGTAGGAGTTTCTATATCTGCACTTCCATTTTCTACAAGGGATAAAAATGACTGAGTTGCACCTATCTTTTGAGCAAAATCCTTTTGTGTTATTTTGTTCTTTTCTCTATATTCCTTAATTCTTTTTCCTATTTCCATAATTTTCCTCCTAATCTAAATTTATCAATGTACTAGCATTATTCCCTTGAACTTGTGGAAGTTTTCCATCCCATTTTTCAATAGCCATCTTTCTTAAAAGTTGAGGAGTCAGTGAATTACTTTCAACAGCATTTGCTTTGGCTTGCAATTCTTTTTCTTGTAAAGCATATTCTGCTAATCTTACCTTATTTTCTGCTTCCACTTTTAATTTTTCTTGTTCTGCTTTTGCTTTTTCTACTTCTTGTTCAGCAACTTTTTTACTTTCTATTGCTTTTTCATATTCATCACTAAAATCATGATTAACAATAGATACATTACTTACTGACATGCCATATTGAGAGAAATCATCCTTTAAATCTTCAAATATTAATCTTGATATTTCTGCTCTTTTACTTACAAACTCTTCAATAGTATATTTCGCTATCGTAGCCTGTATAATTTCTTTAACTCTTGGTCTAATAAATCTTTGTTCATGTTTATTATTAAAAGCTCTATATAATTTCTCTGGGTCTGTAATAGAAGCTTGGACTGTAAATTCTAACTTTATGCTTTGCATATCCTTTGTTGAAACTTCCATAGTCGTGTCCATCTCTTCTGTTCTTCCAAAAATATATGTTTTTTCTCTCGTTTCCATAAATGTTTTTCCCTGAACAAATGGGACTTTTAAGTGTAAACCTTCTGTCTCAACTCTTGTTATTTTTCCAAAAGTTGAAATAATAGCAACTTCTCCAGTGTCTACTGTATAGCAATTAATAAGGGCTAAAACAAGCAATAATCCAGCTACCCCTCCAAATACTCCCATTTTTACATATTTTTTAAATTCTTTTCTTTCATCTGTATAATACATTTTATCCTCCTAATCTTTCATATAATAACTACCAGTAAATCCAGCAGCATTTAATATTAATCCCTTGGCCCAACTTATTTCTTCTGTCATAGTTTTAATAACCTCATCTAGCTCAACTGACATTGGAACATCAAGTATTACCTCATCATGTACATGAAATACTATTGGCCAACCTTTTGCTTTTATTCTTAAAAGCGTTTCTGTTAAGCAATCTCTCGCTATGGCCTGCACAATATTTTCTGTTAATTTTCCTCCATAAGTTGGGATAACCTCCCATTTCTTAGTAGTTTGATTAATTCCCATATAATGCATCTGCATTTGTCCAAATTGGTTTTCTTTTAAAAATGGTTTTGGATAGAAGAGCTTTCTACCGCTAGGTAATTCTATTGTGAAAAAGTCCTGGCCATAAATAAAGTCATATTCTCTTGCTAACTTTACGCACTTAACCATTTGAGGTTCTCCCGTTTCTAAAACTTCAATTGCTACATTCTCTAATGCATACCACAGCTCCACAATTCTTTTAGAGGATTTTCTCCATCTAGTAACTATGTCTTTCATTTCATCATCTGTTAGCCCCATATCAGCTGCACCCATAGCAGTTAAAGCTCCAACGCTACCTTGATAGCCTAGTGCGAGTTCTGCAACTTTTCCCTTAGCTCTTAAATGATAGTTTTCTTTGCCCTTTGCTATTGTATTGATAGGTACTCCAAACATTTGAGAGGCTGAGGCTTCATAAATTTTTCCATGTGTTTTGAATACTTCCATTCTCCACTCTTCACCTGCAAGCCATGCTATTACTCTCGCCTCTATTGCAGAGAAATCTGACACAACAAAATGATTACCCTCTGATGGAATAAAAGCTGTTCTAATAAGTTGTGATAATGTATCTGGGATATTTCCATAAATTAGCTCTAGCAGTTCTCCATCACCTTTTTTAATAATATCTCTTGCTATATCCAAAGTTTCTATATAGTTACGAGGTAGGTTCTGTACTTGAACTAATCTACCAGCATATCTACCAGTTCTATTAGCTCCATAGAATTGCAATAGCCCTCTTATTCTGTCATCATTGCACTTAGCTTCATCCATAGCCTTGTACTTCTTAACAGATGTTTTAGAAAGTTCTTGTCTTATTTCTAAAACTCTTTTAGCTTTTCCTTCTTCCAAAGTATCTACTAATTTTTCAACAGTACCTTTTTGTAAATTTTCAACATCTTCTCCTACTTCTTCTAACCAATTAAGAAGTTGACTTGTAGAATTAGGGTTATCAAGTTTTGTTATTTCTTTTGCTTCTTCTAGCAAATTAGCCCTTGATAATGCATCTATATATAAAGCACCATTTACTAAATCACTGTCCACTCTAACTCCATAAGCGTTCATAAATGTATCTAGCTGCCAAAGTTTCCATTCTCTGTCGGGAACAGGAAAAGCACTTAATCTTCTACCTATCTCCGTTTCTGTAACTACGTCTTGCACACAGTAATCTTTAAATAATTCCCATTTCTCTGGTGCATGTAGTGGTAGGTTTCTAACTCTATTCCCATTACTTTTAGTAGCTTTGCAAGGTATACAGAAATACCTAATAAGAGCACTACCAGTTGTTAATTTTTTCTTATCTTGTGGTAAGCCCATAGCATTACCTATTGCGGCAAGTCCTGCTGTATATCCACAATATAAGCCGTGTACCATAGTACATTGCCACTGTTCTAATGGAGTTTCTATTCCTGCCGTATTTAAACACCACCACTCAAAGACAGCATTGTATGCATACTTAATACAGTCTTTATCTTTCAAAAGTTCTAATACTTCTCCCGGAATAGATTCACCTTGGGCAAGGTCTACTATTTTTACATCTTGCCCATCAATAGAATATGCAAATAAAAGTATCTGAAAATCATCACTCATTGCATACTTGTAAGAGCCAGACTTTGTTATATCAACAGAGCTAAATGTTTCTATATCTATATTTAAGGTTCTCATAATCGCTCCTTTTTGAAAGTGAAAGGCAGTTTTCACTGCCCCTCTATTAACTTTTTTAACTATAAATTTTATAGTACTGGCTCACCAGTTACTGGATCTATTTCCACTTCTCCAAATTCTTTTTCTGCTTTAATTCCTGCTGCTGATAAAGGTTCTCCATCCATTAGCTTTTGCACATTACCTAATCCACAACCTATTCCTTTTTTTCCACTTACTGCATAAGGGAAAAAGTTTACTGATACTCTCGCATAAATTCCTGAATAAATTTCAGATTGATTTAAAATTGGTTGGGCTTTTATATCTACTATTCCTGGTTGATAATCTATTTTTGCACTTGCTGTAAATACCCAATGCCCTTTACATTCTGGTCCAAATTCTTCTCCATCAGATGGTCTTGTTCCATCACCATCATAAATAGGGATAGTTGGTTTTGGAGGTTTTACCCCATTCCATACACTGTTAATTCCTTTTTCTATCGCTGCATTTATTGCGGCATCTAATTTTGCCTTTGTTTGTACATCAGTTTTTGGAACTAGAATTGTACAACTGTACTTTTCTTCTTGCCCTTTTTCTGCTGCATAAGGTTTAAATAAATGTACAAAACTTAATCTCACTTTTCCTGTCATTACTCTTGTTTCATTAGCCATTAATATCACTTCTCCTTTATAAACTATTAATATCTTCTACTACACTAAATTCATCTTCTGCCTTTATCTTGTTTGTTATAGCTTCTCTTTTGTCAGAAGCTTCTACAAGAGTAGGCTTTCCTACATTCATAACTATTAAATCTCCAACTAAATTATTAAACTCTTTTTTACCTACTGTTTTTTCCATTTGTGCCAAGGTTAAGTATTTTCTTTCAAATAGTAACTCCTCAGCTATTCCATTATCAACCAGTACCTTTATAGCTTCATCAGTATTGGTAAAACTCCTGCTGCCCCTACCATTAACAGCTTTCCAACCTGGGACATTGTTGCCTTTTAAACTTTCAGATAATGCATAATCTTTTAAGTCATCAGCCCATTTAGCTAAGTCTTTTGCCTTTTCTAATATCTGTCCTATTTCTTCTAAGGTTAATTGGTCAGCTGCTTTAAACTCATATTTTGCAAGTTCAAGGTTTGCATTAGCTCTTTCTCTACAAACAGCTTTTGCTTTGCAAAACTTGCAATGTTCCCCACAGTTAAAATCACCTTCGCCTTTTAAAGCCATAGTAGCCTTTTCCTGTGCTATCTTTGCAAACTCTAATAAATAATCCAAGCTACATTCCCAAGTGTCTATATTGTTAAGTCTCGGCTGTACAATTGACATTTTAATATGCTCTATCGGGAATATCATTTCATAAGCTAGATATGCTCCTAATGCATACAATAGTAATTGAGCATTATTTTCTACACTTACTGGTACTCCTTTTCCATATTTAAAATCTAAGATATGTAAGGTATCATTAGCTATTAAAATACAGTCAGCAGTACCAAACCCGTCAGGAACATATCCTGAAAAATCTACTCTCTGTTCTACTGCTATATGTGGGGTTACTAAATGTGAATACATTTGTTCCTGAATAAACTCCACATACTCATCTGTGTACCCTTGCATTTCTTCTTGATATAACTCTTTTTCTTTTAGCTTCTTCATTGCAGCTGTAAATTTCCTAGAAGTTAATCCAGGATCTATTAATTTTCTTACCTTCAATTCTGCTATTTCATGTGCCAAACTACCTTCTTTTGCATATTCACTTTCTACATCTTCAAATTGTTCACAGAGCTTGACAGAAGGTGGACAAGCTATCCACCTTGCAGCACTAGAAGGTCCTAATAGTGCATGTGCCATTAAACATCAGCTCCTAAGTTTTTAAGTTCTTGTACAAAAGCTCCATACTTTTCTTTTGGTAAAAATGTAATAGCTTTAACTCCAAAACTAGATAATAGATTTACCAATGCTACTCTGTTATTATCTATGTCTTTATTTACCCAAGCTGCTGCTATTTTTTGTAAATCCTGAGCAGTATACTCAGCTGTCTTAGTTGGTAGAGGTGTTGGAACTTCTACTGGTACTTCTTCCTTTTTAACAGGAGCAGTTGGTAACTTTTGGATAGGTACTTCTTCTACTTTTTTAACTGGCTCTTTCTTTTCTTCAACTTTAACTGTTGATTTTTCCTCTACTTTTGTTTCTGCTTCTAAATTTTCTTTTATAGAGGTTGCTAAGCCCTCAGTAGTTACTCCGGTAGAGTTCACTTCTATAAACTCTCTTATTTCCTTTTTAACTTCTTCAACACTTCCTGTAAATTCTACTTTTACCATTTATTTATCCTCCTATTTGCATTTTTTATTAATTTGTGATATCTTATTTTTAAAGTATATACATTTGTCTGTTGTAGATGTGGTAGTCGCAGCAGACTTTTTATTTTTTACCTGCATACTGAACACCTCCTTTATATTGCATAATTCAATAATTCTCTAATATTCATAGTTAATGGCTCTCCTGTATTTATATTCTCTAAAACAGCAATATCACCATCTTCTAGCAGCAATTCGTAGTAATTATCATCAATTAAAAACATTTTTATCACCTACAATTTATCCACAAGTCTTATAATAAGTTCCCCAACTCTAATCTTTTCATTGATTACCTTAATTTCTCTAAAATCATCCATATAAACTTCTAACATTTCTTTTATAATTTCTTGCTTATAGCAAGATTTATTAACAGGCATCTCTTTTAAAACCTTGTATTCAGAACCTACTTTTTCTATATAGCCTTTATCCTTTAATCTATTTATATAAACTCTAACTACTCCATCTCCGATTTTTAAATCATCAGAAATTTCTTTATTTGTTGCATAAGAGTTACCTCTTATATATTCCAACACTTCTTCTATTTTAGTCATTTCTATCAGCTCCTTTAATCTCTTAATGATACAGGCATAATCATATAAGATAGATTATCTTTACTAAACTGAATAGCATTTTTATTATTCTTAGCTAGTGCAATTTCAAATTTCTCATCTTTTATGTACTTCAACCACAGATCAGTATATTTAACATTTAAAGTAGTTTTTAACTTAGCCCCTTTATTGTCTAGTTCTAAAACATCTAGCAGCAATACAGAATTTCCATTAGGATATGCTTCTACTACTAATTTCCCTTCTTCAAAACTGAAATATCTCTTCTCATCTGTGCTATCTATCAGTTTTAACATTTTCCAAACTACATTATCAGCAACTTTACCTATAACCCTTGCTTTTGAACGTCCTCCTCCATATTCATACATCTCAATAAGAGCCTTAATATTTGGATTATCTCCATGTATTGGATCATACTCTGTTACTTCACTACCTACTTGAATAGCTAATTTTCCATTGTTTAGAACTGCCATAGAATATGCCTTTTTTAATTCTTCTAATGTGGGTATTGGATACATTGCGATATCTGCTCCCGGTAATTCCTCTCTTGTATCTTTTATTGCTGCTAATCTATAACTATCGGTAAAACCAGCATATTTCCCAGCAACAATTAAACCTTTAAGTACCTTTGCATCCCTAGCTATACTGGCAAAGTGCATTAAACTTTTTATTTCCTTTTCTTGTAGCACTAAAACTTGTTTTCCCGTATTTTGAGAATTGTATTCATTTATATTCATCTATTCAAACACCCCTTCTTTTCCTTTTCAAATTTGTAATTTCTTCTAGTACTAAAGACCATAATTTATCTAATTTTCCTGCAAAACTAAAATATCTAATACTTTTTTTAGTTTTATAAATATCT